TTCCACAAGCAAGGTAGTGAAATACTAACTTACTTTAAAGACCAAGGTTTAATTAAGCTTGGGTTTAGAGGAAAGGTTAGACGAGGTGTTTGGGACGTAGACACAGGAAGAACCTCAACAGGTTGGGGTGAAACCCTATCAAGAGAAGTTGTTATTGTTAATAAAGACTTAATAGCACTTCAAGAGGCTAACGCTAGAACAGTTATTTCTAGACGGTTTGGCAGCACACTAGAAAGAGATAGACTCTTTGTAAGAGCAGGTAAGAAGACCTTTTTTGATGCCCGTGGCAACAACACAGGAATTCCTATTATTTCTTCTAACAAGTTTGCTAACTACGACGCTAACCAAGTTGATAGAGAAATTGCAAGTATGATGAACCATGTTATGAACGTGGAGTACTCTGTAGACAACGACTTTGTTAGCTTTATGGATAACCTTGCTAGGTTCAGAGACCCTCGTGGTCGTACTGAGTACTATGACTCTCTAAACGAGTTTCGACACGAAATTATTAGACGAGGCGAAGCAGGCTACGGTCTTCTTTCTTCTGCTAAGTACCACAACACTCGGAACAAGCCTTTCAGAACAGAAGCGTTTATTGACTCTCGGGCTAGAGTTTACCACAGAGGTTACTTAACTCCTACTGGTGGTGAGCTTGTTAGACCCTTTTTAAACTCTAGTAGAGCTAAAGGTATCAACACGGCCACAGTGGATGAGCTACGCATACAACTAGGAGTTTTGATAGGGCAGGGTAACGAAACACTGACTCAGTCAGGTAGACGTGCTAGCTTCAAGCGTAATGAGCGGGCTTTGCTTGACATTGGAGAACTAGTTTCTGCTACAACCCAAAGAGACAGGCGAATTAGAGAGTTTCTTGAGCACCCTCTTGTTAGAAGTTTAGAAGGTCCTGAGGTAGCTAAACTTGCCAGACTTGCTTTGGAGTACACTCGCATACACAAACACGTTAAGGGTGACTTTAACAACACTAGCTTACTAGCAACCTACAAAACTCAGCTAATGATTGAGAACGACGCTTCAGCTAGTGGAGCACAAATTATTGGTCTCTCAACACGAGACCGCCAAATTGCTACTGTGTCTAACGTAATTGCTACAACCCAAAAGAACAGGTTGTATGACTTAGTTGCCATGGACACTATTAACGACCCTGACTACGTTAAAATTGCTGCTTTAAGAAACGCAAACTTAACTTGGGAAGACCTTGCTAAAGCTGCTAAAGCACAAAACATGGTAACTTTCTACGGAGCTGGTAACGCAACTAGGTCAGCTAACGTTGCTACTAAACTATCAGCTTTACTAGAAGCTAGAGGGTTTACTGCTATAACTAAAGCAGACCTTAACGCTCAACTGAGAATTATTGACGGACAAGTTAAGGTAGCAACTAGAGTAGGTGCTGAAGGTACTATAAGAGACTTACAGTCTTTTCGACGTGAGTTAATTGAAGCGGTAAACGGTAACACTCCTGTGGGGCGTGACATGTTAATTGAGGCAAGGGACTTACACAACGAAGTTGAAGACTTTGTAAACAAGCTTTATAACGCTAGAACAGGGTTAATTGGTCCAAGCACCTTTGCTGAAGTTTCTAGAATTATGTCTAAAAACCTTTCTTTAAGAGCACCCGTAACGGACGAGTTTATTAACTTTTGGAAAAGAGTTGCTAGACTATACGTTGACGAAACCCAACAGGTAGATATTCCTTGGGTAACGTTTGATGGTAAGATAATGATGCAACGCTACAGAGGGAAAAACCAAACTCGTATTGAGTTTATTGACCCTGTTACTGGCCGCAAAGTTGCTAACATTTACGAAGGAACTATTGAAGATGGACTTTTAAGAGGTAGCCACGCTTACCAAGACGCTTCTATTGGTCTTGGGGTAAACGGTAACCACAGTAACGACGCAGTAATTGTTCGTCAGTTTCACCTTTGGGGAAAAAAGAACAACATTGACACAGGCACTATCCACGATGCTTTCTTTACAAACATTGCGGACGCCAACCTAGCAAAAACCGCACTAAGAACCATCTATGCAGATGCTCTTGACGGTGACACACTAAGAAAAACCTTAAAAGAAATGCGTAAAAGAGGTTTGACTACAGCGACTTACAACAGGTTAATCCAAGAAGCTAAAGACTTAGGTTTACTTGACCCTGTTAACGGCCTAACTAGGGCTGACATTCTTGCTCCAATCCCTGACGGGTTTGACTGGTATGGAGTTGGTCCTTAACTACTTGAAGTTATTTGTAATAGCCTACAAGAAACTACTTTAATTTAAAGAGTCTGTGACTCAAAGGAATAAACAATGCCTAAAACAGCAGAAGAACTTGCAGCAGAAAAAGCAGCAGAAAAAGCAGCCCTCCAAAAAGCAGCCGAAGATGCTAAGCTTGAAGAGGAAGAAGATTCTGATAATGACTCAGATGATAACAATGAAGATGAAGACAGCACCAAGACTGATCTAGAAAAAATCATTGAAGAGCGTCTTGCTAAGATGAAGACAAACATGGACAAAATGGTGAAAGAGCGCGACGAAGCTCTGACTAAAACAAAAACCATGGAAAAAGCACAAAAAGATGCTGAAATGGAACGCCTTAAGAACGAAGGAAAACTACAAGAACTTGCTGAAATGAAGGTAGCTGAGCTTGAGGAAGAACTAAAGTTTACTCGCTCAGAGAACACTTCTTTAAAGCGAGATCAAGTACTTAATACTGCACTTGCTTCTTTAGACTTCCGTAATGACCGCTCACGTGAACTTGCTCGTAAGGACATTGTTGAACAACTTACTCAAACAGATAACGGTAGTTGGCAGCATAGCTCAGGGGTTTCTATCCCGGACTTTGTTAAAAGCTACCTAGAAGACGCAGACAACTCTTTCCTTTTCCGCACTAAAACTAACACAGGTGGTGGAGGTACTACTACAACTAAAACTACTGAAACAACTAAAAATAAAAAACTAAGTGAAATGACAACTAAAGAAGTCCTAGCGCTTGCCGCAGCTGGTAAACTAGGAAAAACATCGTTTTAATAAGGAACTAAATAATGGCTATTACAAACACCGACTTCCAGAACGTGGCTCTTGCCATTTCTGCTTACAGTGATGAAAACTACACTTTCGAAAAAAAGCTGAACTCAACTTCTATTGTTGCAGCTGACCAAAACATCGACGCTTCTGGGGAATCTTTTGTAGGCCAGTTCCGCTGGTACAAGCCACTAGACGCAACTATTAACATTGCCTCACTTTCAAACGCCGCAGACGGTACCTACACTGGTATTGACACTGACATTGCAAACTTCATTAAGACTGTTCGTACCTTTGGTGCACAACAGGTAAACCTACAAAGTGTTATCTCTAAAGAAGATGGCCTTGCTAAGATTGCTCGTGACTTTTCCGAAGTCCGTGCTCAAGACGAGCACAACGCACTACTTTCAGTACTGAAGGGAGTTGCTCTTTCAGAGGTTGCCCTTGGTGATGCTAGTGATGCTGGTAATGGGGGTATTATTGACTTTGATACTAACGCTGATACTGCTGCTACTGGTTTCTTCGTTGACATTAACGCTGCAGGTCTCTTTGGTGCAGCTTCAACTGGCGCAAGCGATGCGCGGCGTCTCTTTGACTCTAGCTCTGTTGGTGCTGCTCGCGGTGAGCGCCTTTTCCGTGCTGTTGGCGCAGCTTTCAAAGACTACGAGCCTGACTACATGTTCCTAGTTACTTCACCAGAAGTACTTGCTGAAATGCGTGCTGCTAACCTAGTAGACGACACAACTGTTACAGACGGTAACCTGACCTTTAGTACTATTTTTGGTGGTAAGTTCCGCCTAGTACTAACTCGTGCTAACCAGATGATTTCTGGATTTACTACTGGTGACCTCCTTGCTGAGTCAACAAAGTGTTCCTACATCGTTAAGCCGGGTTCTGTTGCTGCTGAAATGATTGGTGTTGAAACTCCTGTTGAAGTGGAGCGTGATGCAGCTTCTTATACTGGTGGTGGTTCAACCAACATCTGGTATCGTTACGGCTTCATTATGCACCCAATGGGTTACGACTGGGGTGGTAGCACTTCCGTGTTCTGCACTAACGCTACCCTTGGCGCTGCTGCTAGCTGGACCCGTAAGATGGACAGCCTTAACCTAGGTATCCTTCCTGTTTTCCACGCTTAATTCTAACTAGGAGAGATTAACATGCCTTTAACTTTAAATACAAATAGCTACTCAACGTTAACTACTGCTGATGACTACTTTGATACACGAGTAGACAGTGCAGGTTGGTTTAACGCTACTGATGAAGTTAAAGAACAAGCTCTTGTAACTGCTACTCAACTTGTTGATGACAACCCTTGGGCTAGTTCAGCAGTTAATCTCTCTCAAGCTCTTGCTTGGCCAAGAAACTCTTTTTCTTTTTATGATGCAAGAATGGGTGGTAACATTACTGTTGCCGCTGACGAAGTACCAAGGAGAGTCCTGCTTGCTGTTTTTGAGCAGGCTCTCTACCTAGTTGACAACGAAGACATACTTACTGGTAAAACACAAACCTTTGAGAGTATCACAGTTGGTCCTATTTCTGTAACAGACTCTAATAACGACGTAGGTAGGCTTTCTAAAACTGCACCTATGGTTAGGTCTTTGCTTTACCCTTTACTAGCTAGAGGTGCTAGCCAAGGAAACTCTTGGTGGAAGTTTAGCTAATGTCATTAAAAACCAGAGTAAAAAACGCTGTAAACACAGCCTTTGACAAGGTTGGTGACTTTAAACAAAGAGGTGAGCTTTTAGATAAAACCGTTTCTGGTTATAACTTTGCTACAAGAGACGTTTCTCAAGTAGTAGTTAACACCTTTGTAGACGTTATTTTTCTCAGTAGCACAGCGCCACCTAAACGCTCTGCTGAATTACAAACCCCTGCAAGACAGCACAAGGCAATTATAAAGTCAGGTCCAAACATGGACTCCTACGACACACTAGTAGTAAACTCAGTAGAGTACCGTATAGAAACTTACGTAGATAACAACTTTGTTATTGAGCTTTCAGTATCGGAGCTTATGTAATGTTTAACAGTATTTTAGCAGACGTTGAGTCTGTTTTTGCTTCTTCAGCGTGGTTAGGACTAAACGTAAAAGCTATACCTTCTAACTACAGCGGAAAACTAGGAAACGACGTAACAGAGTATGTTATTGTCAACGTACTACCAACTAAAAAAGATTATAAAGATTACGAAAAAACCAAAGTGGTTTCCGGGTTACTTGCAGTTAAGATGTTTGTGCCTTACGGAAACGGACAGGCAAGAGTTATGGGTTTAGCTGACGTGCTAGACAACCTGTTAGAAGATAAGGTACTCCCTAACAATACTAAGCTAGAAGCTTCTTACTTGTCTATGGAAGGAAAAGATCCTTATAGTGCTGCATTTTACACAGCATCTTACTTTATACCATTCAAAAATTACGGAGACTAACCCACATGGCACATATTTCTTCCCTTCAGTCAGGTATTTATACCTACTTAGATATCTACGACGGTACTGTTGTAGGTATGGACACCGTTGCTGAGTTTGTTACTGCTTTTGCTACTGCAAACTCTGCTGACATTACTCGGCTTCCTTCTGTACGAGAATTCCCTTCAATTGGTACGCCTGCTAACATTGTAAACGTTCCTGTTTACGGGCAAGCAACCTCTTCACAGGTGCAAGGCCAGTCCGACGCGCCTTCCCTAGAACTTACTGTTAACTACGTTGCCGAAGACATGCTACCAATCTATGCTCTTGTTGGCCAAGAAGTGGCTTTCCGGGTTCTTATGGTTGGTGAGTCTGTTGCGCTAGCTGCTAGTATTGACGGCACAGCTCTACAAGCAATTAATAACACTGCGTTTTACTTTATTGGCCGCGTTGAAGCCATTCTAGTAAACCCACAGCTTACTGACGCTACTACTGCAACCGTTACTTTGTCTGCTCAGTCAGACTTTTACGGTCCAGCAACTATTAGCGCTTAATAACTTAACGGGGGAGAGGCTTTCGGGCTTCTC